GTTTTATTCTTCAGGAACAATTCCAGTAGCTGCGGATTTTGTAATCAATTTAAACTCTACTTATGGTGTCGCAGGATTTACACCGCAGGCTACTCCTCACTTTACGGAATTGGAGGCATAATATGGCTATTAAAGTACAAACACAAACTAAAATTACTGATGCTAGAACATTTCAGGACTTATCAACTTGGTCTGGTACTTATGGAAATTTTCAACCAAACGTAACAGCAGTAAATACGGATATTGATATTAGAAATGCAATGAATTCCAAAACGTTGTCAGCCAATGTTACATTTACAGTATCAAATATTGCCGCAGGAAGAACATCACTCTTACTAATGGATATTTCAGCAAATGGATATACACCAACATTTCCATCTTCTGTAAAATGGGTAGAAGATACAGAACCCACTTGGACAAATGCAAGATATTGGATGGTCGGGTTGACTGCTTGGGACGGTAGTACCGTAAGAGCAACAGCAACGGCATGGGGATCATAATATGGCTATTAAAGTAAATACAACAACGGTAATAACAGATGGAGGAATATTAGAATCCATTACAGACGCGACAGGAAATTATGGTGTTTTACAACCAAGTATAAGTACAACCACAAATAATATTAATTTTGGTACTCCTATGATGAATTGTGTATTAACTGCTAATACTACTTTTTCAGAATCAGGTGTTAGTCAAGGTAAAACTGCTACATTATTATTAGACACTTCAGCAAATTTTTATACCCCATCTTGGTCCTCAAGTATTACTTGGGAAAATGGAACTGAACCAACTTGGGGAAGTTGGAGACATTGGCAAATTACCTTTATAGCTGATTCAGCTTCAGATATAAGAGCAGCAGCTGCTGGGTTTACTTCAACCGGAGGTGGTGCGCCAACAGAAGCAATTTCATTAGAAGGAACTAGTAGTGCTCCGGAAACAATGTTTATTATTCCTACTAGTTCGGGAGATATGGTAGCAGGGTGGAGATTTGGTTCAGACGGTAATGTATATCAATATTCTTCTGGAAATAACCAAGGTGGACAAGGTTATACACTTCATGATACTACTACTTGGGACAATATTACTCCATCTACAACATACTACATTCGAGCATCAAACTTTTCAAGTAATGATGGAGATACTTTAAGTGTTAATGATAGTAGTTCTATTAATACTTGGAACGCTTTAACTTCAAATAATACTTTCAGATATCGCGATAATGAAAATATTCTTAACTATGCAGATAAATGGGCAACAATGAAAATAGAAATTTCAACAACTTCAAATGGTTCTAATATTGTTGCAACAGGTTATTATAGAGTTTGGTGGACTGGAACAGCTTAAGGGGTTAATATGAGCTTACCTCACGTTTTTAATGCAGTTGTAGGAGCGGGCATTGTTGCTCCAGGCTCTGGCGGAGTTGCTGGTGGAAGTCCAGCAGTTAACTCAGCAACACCAGCAGCAAATAATGTAGATGAAGGTTCTTCTCTTACAATTAATGTTGCTACTACAGATTTAGCTGACGGCACTGTATTAAATTGGTCCATTAACCATGTCACATCTAGTTCGGCAGACTTTGCAAATAATAGTGGAACAGTAACAATAAACAGTAATGCTGGCTCATTTACAGTCACTCCATCAGCAGATTTAACAACGGAAGGTTCCGAAACATTTACAGTTACAGTATCTGGAACGGTTGGTGGCACTGCGATTTCTTCTACAACAAGTTCAATTACAATCAACGATACATCTCTAGACCCACCAACACCAACATATGCTATTGTTAAGAACTTTGGAAGTAATGCATACGAAGGAGCATCAGCATCACTAACAGTTAATACAACTAATGTTGCAGATGGAACTACGTTGTATATGGATATACCTGGTGCCGCAAGCGATATTTCTCAATTTGGTAATGTTGATGGTCTTGCAACTTCAGGTAGTGATAGAGGTTTCTATTTTACAATTAATAGTAATACTTGGACTGGAAGTTTTACGGCCGACCCAGATGCCAATGAATCTGAAGGTACTGAAAACTATAACCTCATTTTGAGAACGGGCGCGAACTTTACAGGTACTCAAGTTGCTTCAGACTCATTTAGTCTCTTAGACGCAACATATGAAGTCTCAGCACCTACTTCTATAAACGAAGGCTCATCTGGTACAATTAATGTCACTGGTACTAATATTGCAAATGGAAGAACTTTATATTGGGAAGTTGTTACTGTTACAGATGATGATTTTGCAACCGAAACTGGAAGCTTCACTATGACATCTAATGCTGGTTCATTTACAGTAACTCCTACAGCCGATTTATCAACTGAAGGAAGTGAAACTGCCACTATTAACATTTATACCTACTCTGGCCAAGCAGGCCTTGTTGCTCAAGACACATTTACTATTAATGATACTTCTACTACACCTGTTGCGACTTATAGTGTTACAGCTCCAGCTTCTATTAATGAAGGTTCTTCGGGTACTATGAATGTATCTACAACTAATGTTTCCAATGGCACAACACTTTATTGGACTGTAACAACACCTTCAGGCGGAGATTTTGGAACTTCATCTGGTAGTTTCACTATTAACAGTAATTCAGGATCGTTCTCTGTAACTCCTACAGCAGACTTGACAACTGAAGGATCTGAAACCGGAACAATTCAAATTAGAACAGGAAGTACTAGTGGAACTATTGTAGCAACCGACACATTTACAATTAATGACACTTCAACGACACCGGTACCAACCTATAGCGTAACTGCACCTGCAAGTATTTCTGAAGGTCAATCTGGAGGCATCAATGTATCTACAACTAATGTTTCCAATGGCACAACACTTTATTGGACTGTTACTCCTGCAGGAGACTTTGGGACTTCATCTGGTAGTTTTACTATTAACAGTAATGCAGGATCCTTTACTATTAGTCCAACAGCAGACTTAACAACCGAAGGAACTGAAACCGGAACAATTCAAATTAGAACAGGAAGTACATCGGGCACAATCGTTGCTTCAGACACGTTTGATATACTTGATACTTCTACTACACCGACACCAACATATAGTGTAACAGCTCCAGCTTCTATTGACGAAGGTTCTGCTGGAACTATGAATGTGTCTACAACTAATGTTTCTAATGGTACAACTCTATACTGGACAGTTACTCCTTCTGGAGACTTTGGTACTTCGTCTGGTAGCTTTAGTATAAGTAGCAACGCTGGTTCGTTTACAGTTACACCTACGGCCGACTCTACAACTGAAGGAAGTGAAACAGGAACAATTGAAATACGAACAGGAAGCACATCAGGTACAATTGTCGCAACAGACACATTTACAATTAATGATACATCTACGCAACCAGCTACAATAGATGCTGGCTTTGACTTAACTGGTTGGATAACAAATGAAAGTGCATCACAATCTTTTGGCTTCCCAGAAGCTTGGTGTCGATTAACATTTAGACACGATCCAAGTAATAATAGAATTATTATCAATAGAGGCCACGGAAATTCTACCGCGCCAGGGACTTATGTAGATGTTTATTGTAATTATTCTGGCCTTACAAATATTACTTCTGTTGAAGTTCAATATAATGTTGGTGGCCAATCATGTAGTGGAAGCTGTGACCCAACCAGTTACGGTTGGGGCCCAACTCCGGTAAACAACGGCCATAATTCTGGTACTTATTATAGTGTACCTACTACGCCAAGTGTAAGAAATATTGGTTGGATGGCTCAAAGAGATCCTAATCCACCTTATGGACAAGGAACAACATTTACAACAGCAACTAGCCCAGGTGCAGGTACTCCGGAATTTAGAATTAAAGTTGTATGTGACCAGGGAACATTCACTTCAGATGCTACAGGAAACTTCCTTATGCCACAATTATCAGCAACTTATGGAACTGCAGGAGTTTTATAACCTCAAATGGAGAAAGTAGATGAGTAATCATACATTTAAAATTACAATTAAAGATTCCGTTGATTCTGCAAATTCAGATATATCATATAAGATTGGGCATCATGCTGAAACAGAAGCTGAATTAGAAGCAGAAAAGAATAGAATATTGACAATGTATACAGACTTTCATACAGATAAACATGTCACCATAGAAACTCTGGGCGAATAGGATAAATATTAAATATGACTATACCACATTCATTTAATAACATTATCGGCCTTAAAACAACGCCGGGGAGTGGAGGTGTGACTGGTACAGCAATTAATGATGACGGCGCAACTGTAACTATGAATGAATCACCTTCTATTGGTTTAGAAGGTATTTCAAGCCAAGTAAGAGATGGCGGTGTGCCGTGCATATCAACTGTTAGAATTTCAATGAAATTCTTAAAAGATGCTACTAATGGTGTCGTGATACAAGTAAAAGATAATGGAACTGGAGGAAACGGCGATCTTGTTTCAATAGAAGGAGTGCAGAGAATACTCTCCCCTAATTCATTTTCTGTAGGTACAACATTTGAAACAGTTTATGATTTAAATGGTTTTGATTTAACTCATCTTAAAATGAAACAGACTACAGAAATTTATCCAGGATATGAACCTCTTTATACAACCAATGAAATGACATATTTAAATTCATATACAGATGATACTTGGTTAGCTGTAAATACAAATGATTTTATTGAACTTGAATCACGTCTTACACTTGCAGTTGCTGGAGGAGATTCTGATTCTTCATATAAGTTATCTACTGTAGAATTTTGGGGCAGAGCAGCAGGTTATGACGATACAAAATTATTTACAATGGAAGTTAGATCTGATTGCGATTCATCATCGTCACAATCGGGCCCAATAAAGTAAAAATAGGAAATAAAAATGGCACAACCAACATCAAGAACTGAATTTAAGGAATGGGTACTTAGAAAAATTGGTGCCCCAGTAATTCAGATTAACGTATCTGATGAGCAGGTTGAAGATCGCATTGATGAAGCTATTGATTTTTGGCGCGATTATCACTATAATGGAAGTCAGCTCATCTATTTAAAACATCAAGTCACTCAAGATGACATTGACAATGGGTATATCGCGTTACCAGAACGACTTTTAGGTATATCGGGTATCTTTAATTTAGAGTCAAGCATTTCAACTGGAGGCGGTATCTTCAATGTACAATATCAATTTGTACTTAATAATTTAGAAGATATTACTGGTTATAATGTTTCAAATTACTATATGGCAATGTCACATTTGGAATTCCTACAAGAAATGTTAGTAGGTAAACCGATGATTCGTTACAATAAACATGTTAATAGACTTTATATAGACGCAGATAAAAGTGCACTAACCGTAGGTAATTATATTATTGTAGAGGCGTATGATATTATTGACGATTCATCTTATAACGATGTATGGACTGATAGGTGGTTACAGAATTATGCTTCAGCATTAATAAGAGAACAATGGGGATTAAATTTAACTAAATTTGATGGTATGCAATTGGTCGGTGGTGTGACATTTAATGGAGCAAATATTCTTGCAGAGGCGAGAGAAGACCGACAACGTATGGAAGAAGAAGCAATACAAAGTCTCCAACCTTTAACACATAACTTTATCGGGTAATTTATGGCAACTAATGTTTTCTTCGATAACTATTCAAACTTCAATGAGCAACAGCTTATTGATGATTTAGTTATTGAAAGCATCAAAATGTATGGTGTAGATATTATCTACATTACTCGTATTGATGGAGCATTAGATAAAGTATTTAATGAAGATGACCTTCCATTATATAACGAAACATTTGAGTTTGAAGCTTATGTTAAGAATGTAGATGGGTTCGAAGGCGAAGGTGATTTCCTATCCAAGTTTGGTCTACAAATACGAGACCAAATGACACTTACAGTTGCAAATAGAACATTCGAACGATTTGTCACAAGAGAAGAAGGTTCAATTATTCGTCCAAAAGAAGGCGATTTAATTTACTTCCCTCTATCAGAAAATATTTTTGAGATTAAATTTGTTGAAGATGAAAGCCTATTCTATCAATCAGGCGCTTTACAAGTATTTGATATGACTTGTGAATTGGCTGAATACACAGGTCAAAGATTACAAACAGGGCGTGATAACATTGACACATATTTTGATGCATTTAATAGAGAAATACTTACATCAAATACAGCCACACTCAATGCTGTCGCTCAGGTCGACCCAATTGCTCGTAACTTAGTATTTGAACAAGAAGGCGATGCAATTATTGATTTCTCTGAAATAGATCCATTCAGTGAAAATATTAATATTAACGACACATAGGTAATATATGGGAATTGCTAATTATTTTTATAATTCTACTTTGAGAAAATATGTTGCCTTATTTGGCACATATTTTAATCAAATGAAGATTCAAAGAGCAGATAACAATGGGACTGTTATCCAGGATATGATTGTGCCCATTTCATATGCTCCTTTCCAAAAGATTTTAGCTCGTGTTACACAAGATCCTAAATTTTTAAAAGGTGTAGCAATTAACCTGCCAAGAATGTCGTTTGAAATGACCAATATGTCATACGATCCAGATAGAAAGGTTGCTCCAACAAGAAAATTAAGAAAAACTGGAGTTGATGAAGAAGGTGGTGGCAGACGATTTGTATATTCAGGCACACCATACAATTTAGATTTTTCATTGTATATTATGGCTAAATATAATGAAGACGCAGTAAAAATATTAGAACAGATTTTACCATTCTTTAATCCAGAGTTTACAAGCACTGTGAGATTAATTGATGGTTTAGAACCAATAGACATACCTTTAATCCTAAATGATACAACATTCGAAGATTTATATGAAGGTGATTTTGAAGAAAGAAGAAGTGTTCTTTACACATTAAATTTCACAATGAAAGGTTGGTTCTTTGGACCAGAACGAGATAAAGCAGTTATTAAATTTGTTGATATTCGTTATGCACCAAATACTCTTGCAAATACCACATTTGAAGAGTTTTATTCTGTGCAACCAGGAATGACAGCAAATAATGAGCCTACAACGGATAGAGCTTTAAGTATTGATTATAGTTTAATAGAGTTTGATGATAATTGGGATTACGCCCCGGAAATTGCAAATACAGCACCGAGCGTTTGACATTATAATAAAAATATGTTATAATACAACATAGCATTTAAAAATGGAGATTATATTATGAAAGTAGGATTTACGGCTAGCACATTTGATCTATTACATGCAGGACATGTTCAAATGTTAAGAGAAGCTAAGGACCAATGTGATTATTTAATATGTGGATTACAACAAGATCCAAGTTCTGACAGACCAGAGAAAAATGCGCCTGTCCAAACTGTGGTTGAGAGATATACTCAACTTAAAGCAGTAAGCTATGTTGATGAAATTATCCCATATTCAACTGAAAGAGATTTAGAAGATATTCTTGAAATGTACACAATCCATGTACGAATATTAGGAGAGGAATATCGCGATAAAGATTTTACTGGTAAAGACATATGCCGTAAACGAGACATAGACCTTTACTTTAATAAGCGAGACCATCGTTTTAGTAGTAGTGGTTTGAGGCAAAGAGTTTGTGACCAAGAAAAGAAATATGAGTACTAATTATGAGTGATGATAAAATTGCACAACATTTAAATATGAGACCTTTGGAAGATGCAAAAGAAGAACCCAAAGAGGATTTGAGAGCAGAATTTGAGGCAACTTTAGAAGAGGAAGAGAAACAGGAAATTTTAGACGAACTCAATCCGGATAAATTACCAGATTTGCCGGCAAACGCTTTTTCAACAAATGACGAAGTCACAAATTTACCAGTAGAGAAACAAGCTGGTGAATTAGTTCCAGCAGACGAACTTGCTCAAGAAAATTTAAAAGACATTGAATTAGCAAAAGCCAATATTGAGAACATTATTGGTTTGGGTGATAGTGCAGTTAAAGAAATGGTTGAAATTGCAAAACAATCAGAATCACCAAGAGCATTTGAAGTTGTATCTACTTTAATGAAAACTCTACTAGACGCAAACAAAGATTATGTTGAAATGTCAACAAAGAAAAGATATGCAAAAGAAGAGCAATCACCTTCTACACAAGTCACAAATAATAACCTTA